GGTGCTATCAAACCAGAAATAGTAGATTGTTTTAGCTTGTGCGATATACTTAGAGATAAGTTTACTACCTACCTTGAAGACATTAATAGACATGTCATGAAAGAGGGTGGAGCATACTTCTATGGCTGTATGTGTAGCTAACTTGTCTTACATCAAATGGCTTTAAAAAAACGTGAATCATTACTGTTTCAACGAATGCGTAAACATATAAAAAAAGCGCATTTTACAAGGATAGAAAGCTCAACTATACAAGGAATTCCAGACGTACATGGGTGCATAGATAGTAAGTCTTTTTGGATAGAATTAAAGTCTACTCAGGACAAGTTTCCGATACTGTCTAAGTTTCAAATGGCATGGTGTTATGAATATCAAAGACATGGTGGTGTTGTTTTCGTGCTGCATCAGACCCTCTCGCACAGAGCCTTAAAACTTTACAGAGTGGCCGGTGAGATGGATCCCTCGTCCCCATCCTCGTTTTCTCGTTCCCTCGTTCTCGTTTATACCTCACCGGATCCTGTTCCCGTGCTGGCCTGGCAGGAGCTCAGGCAGCAGCTGGTGAGAAATAGTTCTTGACAGCGAAACCTCGTTTGATATACCTGAAAAGTCTATAAGGATTACTCAAGAGTAAAGCTCTGGCCTCCGTCCATGGAGAGAGGCAGCGTGGCGAAACCTCGGTTTTCCTTATTTATCATCTGTCATTGCCATCGGCTAGTCCTTGCTGGCCGGTGGCGTTTCCCGATCCTCGTTTGCCACTCCTCGTTTCTCGTTCTCGTTCCTCGTTTCTCGTTCACCGTCCCTGGCCATCCTTCCCAGCTGGTGTCGCCAGCAGCAGACTGGCGTGGAACCGGAGCTGGATCCTCGTTTTCTCGTTGGGAAATGTACACTTTGCTTACCTGATTAAGAGCTGGGGTCCCAGATCCAGCAGCGGCTGTGATGCAGCTCACCTGCTGTGAAAAATTATTTGAAAATAGTTCTTGACATTTATCCCATGAGGTCTTATCTATACACGCATGTGGATTTTATATACAACAACGATTTACCTTGCGCTGTTATTCGGCACAGGGATTATATCATTTAACTTTTAGGAGAACTATGCCAAAGACAGATGAAAAAGAAAAAGGTAACATTCTCTACTCGTGTAAAGAACACGGAGTGGAAACATATTTCAAAATTAAAAAATTAGAGAAGCACAGAAAGATGCGTGAGTATGTGTACGTATGGTTTAAACAAGAAGGACATGACGAAAAGATGTGGGTTAGGATTACATCGGGAGATAGGAAGAAAGGTCAAGGTCGCTTGGATAACATGCCGACCCTCCTCGAACACTTGAAGCTCGGTGACCATGTGCGATTCAAGACTGACAAGAGAGGTATCACATGGGGACAGTAGACATTCGACAGTGGCTCGTTCTCGGTGAGAAAGCCGAACGATTCTTAATTAAAGATATAGCTGACCACGGCTGCGAAGGAGGCGTGGGTGGCTTGATATATTATTGGGAAACCACCGCATTCCATAACGAACACGAAAAGGAAATTTGGGATATCGTAGAACGTTTCGCTAAGGACAGCGGTCAGACCATCATGCAGTACTTAGCCGTTGTCGCCAAGGATGCAGGTTCACTGGACCAACTAAGATGTACCCTCGTTTGGCTCGCCGTTGAGTCAGTAGCTCAAGACATTTATGAAGAGCGCCAGGCACCAGATGCTGGTGAAGCAGCGTGTTCATCATAGTTCTCCTAATATTTGCGCTATTTCTTTGGCCTGAGCTCACCTCGTTCTCGTTCTGGATCATGGTCTCGTTGATAGTTATGGCTTTTCAGGGAGCTGGCCAGGCGCAGCAGCCAGCACCAGTTACAGCTGCTTCAGGCTATGAAGATGTTTTACCTGCTGGAAAAATACAGTTTGACTTCTATCCCATCTATGATAGGACTATAGGCTTAACTAAAACAAAGGAGAAAAAAATGGGATTAGATCAATACGCACATTTGCGAGGTCAACAACCTGATTGGGATAAAATTTATTCCGATGATTACGAACCAAAGAAAGATGGTTTTGTTTGGCGAAAACATGCACGACTTCAAAAGTTCATGGCAATTCAACACGCTAAACAAAATAAACATTTAGAGCATAAAGGAAATCTCGGTCATCTCGGTTTTAATGGTGGCGATGAACCTGTATTTATTACAGAGGATCTCGTGAAGGATTTAGCCGAAGCTATTAAAAATGGATATAGTGATTTCTTTGTAGCCGATGGTTTCTTTTGGGGGCAACAGTTCCAAGAAGAAAGCGTTAAAGAAAATAAAGAAATGGATTTAGAGTTTTTGCAATGGTGTCGTGACATGATTGCAGAAAAGAAAGTGGCTATCTATCATTGTAGTTGGTAGATATTTACACTACGGGCGAGGTCTTTTGTCAGAGTAGCTCCTGTTTAGACCTCGTTCTCGTTTGCCGTTTGATCGGCAAACTTTTTTTAACTAACTACAGGACTGGCGTCCCAGACCAGTCGCTGCGGAAGGAGTATGATGACAGATAAAGCTGACCAATGGATTTGGTATAAAGATAGAAACAACAGGACTAGAAGAATTAAGTTGAAAACTTTATTAACTCGTGTAAATTCGATATCAATTAAAAACAAATACTTTTCTACAAGGAGGGAAGCAAATGGCAGTTCAAGATCAAATAGTACAAGAGGTACAAACTAAAAATAAAGCGAAGGCTTTTGAAGAACAAAAAGAAATGCGAAAGGAGTGTGCGGACTTTATAAAAGACTGTTCAACTTTTCATTTGCAGGAAATACATTCAGAGATCAAACGATTGAAAAAGAGGTATTAATGTTGATCCTCGTTATAGTCCTCGTTGCGATCTCGTTTCTCGTTATAGACCAATAGCAGCTGGGGCGCCAGTCCCAGTCTGGATCCCAGCACCAGTTTTTCTTCCCAAAAATTTTAAAATTTACCTGTGAGGTGTAGGTCGCAAAAGGTTTCAAATCTTAATGTGCGTGGCTCTATGGAAGAAATTTTTTTTAAAAATTGGACCAAAATTAAGATTTGCAATTTTTTAATTTTTAAATTAGATTAAATACAAATCTATATTTTATAGATTAACAACTAACAAAGGACAAAAAACAATGACGACACAAAAAGCAAAAAAAGTTCTTTTAGAAAAGAACGAAAAGCAAGTGTGTAATTCATACATAGATCAATCATACTTGTTTAGTAAGTACCAAACTTTAAAAGCTGATACTAAAGAATTAGTAGCTGAATATTTTTTAAAGTTAAAACAAAACATAATCATTTTATCTAACACTAGATATATTCAAAAGATTGAAAGAACGAGTAGAAGATTTGATAGTAAATCTTTCATTGATTATGTCACAAACAAATCAACAACTGATGAAAAAATTTCATTTAAAGAATTACAAGTTCTATTAAATGGCTTTTATAAACAAATCAAAGTTGTTGAATTGAAACCCTTTGATGATAAATTACAAAAACAAAAACTAAAAAAAGGAGAAATAAATAATGCCTAATAATAATGACAATAGTAATTTACCATCAATGAGTGTTTTATCTCAAATGATTGAAACAACTTTGCAAAACAAAGGCATAGATCAATCAAGGGTGCAATCACTCTTAAATGAAAATGACAATGGTAAATCTTTAAACTACCAAATACTTTATAAGTTATTGGAAAGTGCAGTTGAAGAATTTATCTTAATCAACAATGGCAATCCTTTAGCTGATGACTTTAGAAATAGAGTTGTCAATAAAATGTCAGATGTAGTTAATATGTTAATGGGTAATCAACCACCAAATAATAGCTAATCAATTCCGATTGCGTGGCGACTAGATCGCCACGCAACTATTTTTTTTACCTCAATAGAGGTACCAATCCACCAAAATCACAACATCACCACAACCCAAACCCCACCCCCCTTTTTGCTTATTTATGGTACCTGACGCTGGCGCTTTACAATCGATTTCATACATGTATAAACTATAAAATACTTATGAATCTAGACACTTTAACCACTGATCAATTAAGAGATCGTGTAGAAAAATTATATATTGAACACATAAAACTATGTCAGGATAATTTTTTATATTTTGTTCAAGCGGTTTGGCCAGATTTTATTTGCAGAAAAGCGAAAGAAAGAAGTAATTGGGGACACCATCAACACATAGCTCATGAGCTAACTAATATTGCAAGAGGCTCAAAAGGGAGGCTCATTGTAAATATGCCCCCTAGACATACAAAATCTGAATTCGCATCTTTTTTGTATCCAGCTTGGTACATAGGGAAGTTTCCTAAGAAAAAAATTATGCAGGTTTCTCACAACGCAGAACTTGCAGGTAGATTCGGTAGCAAGGTAAGAAATTTAATTGATAGCCCAGAGTACAAACAGATCTTTGGAGATGTTAAACTTCGGGAAGATAGTAAAGCAAAAGGCAGGTGGGAAACCAATCATGGTGGTGAATACTTTGCAGCGGGAGTTGGCGGTTCTATCACAGGACGAGGGGCTGATTTGCTTATTATAGATGATCCTCATACTGAGCAGGATTCCTTATCGGATTCTGCTATGGAGAGAGCATACGACTGGTATAACTCGGGACCCCGACAACGTTTACAACCAGGTGGTTCCATCTTGTTAGTAATGACTAGATGGGCTCAAGATGATCTGACAGGTCGTTTATTGAAAGCACAATCAGAACCTAAAGCTGATACATGGAAACTTATAGAGTTCCCTGCAATACTAGAATCAGGAAACCCTGTTTGGCCTGAATATTGGAGTAAAGAAGAACTAGAAGCAGTTAAGGCATCTATTACTCCAAGAAACTGGAACGCACAATACATGCAGGATCCAGTGGCCGAAGAAGGAGCAATCATTAAAAGAGATTGGTGGATCCCCTGGAAAGGAGAGGTTCCATCTCTAAAGCATGTCATACAATCTTATGATACTGCATTTTCTAAAAAAGAAAGTGCTGACTATAGTGCGATTACTACATGGGGTGTATTTGAACCTACAGAAGGAGACACTTGTTTAATTTTATTAGACGCTGAAAAAGGTCGTTGGGATTTTCCAGAATTGAAAGCAGTTGCTTTCGAGGCATATAAATATTGGGAACCTGAGTCCGTTGTCGTTGAGGCTAAAGCATCTGGCCAATCTCTGATACAGGAATTAAGGCGTGCAGGTATTCCTGTAATGGATTTTGTTCCATCTAGGGGTAAAGATAAACATTCTAGAGTAAATGCTTGTGCTCCTGTATTTGAGTCCCAAAACGTATATTTTCCAGAAGGCGCTCACTTTGCAGATGAAGTTATTGAAGAATGTGCAGCGTTTCCTTTTGCTCAACACGATGACTATGTAGATTCCATGACCCAAGCTGTGTTAAGATATCGTCAAGGAAATTTCGTTCAAACATATCTAGATGAACCTGAAGGTATGAGAATTGAAAGAGATTATAAATATTATTAATTATGGCTTTAGACTCAAATAAAATTGCAGATAACTTTATTGATCAGATAAAACAAGGAAGCTCTCCAATACCGAAACAGGATAAAACTGTTATCGTAAGCGATGACACGGAGCCTTCGGCCGTTGGTGGGTTAGCAGCACTAGGTGCTACTGTAATTGGAGCAACTGCTATTGGTAGAAGAATACCTGGACTACAATCTTTTTTAAGACCATTCGGTAAAACACCAAAGACACCTACAACAATTACAGCGAATAAACCTGTAGAAGAAATAGGCAACATGCCAACGGCCACCGGACAATCCTCAGAACTAATTACAACGCCAGGTAAAGAGTTAACAGTAGGTCGTTCAAGAATTGGTGAAGTACAAAGCATTCCTTTCACTCAAGGTAAAGGCTACAAAGATGTTAATCCATTAGTAGGTTCATCAAGTTATGATAGAGTTATGGAAGCACCCTTTGATAAAGGAACAGCAAAGCAATGGACAGATTGGTTAGTAAAAGCAAACAGAGCAGATTTAAAAGTTTCAACAGGTCCGTTAGCCGGTGTCTCTCGTAGAGTTTCACCTGATGAGTTAGAAGAACTAAATTTAATTAAATTCGATAAACAAGGTAAAGGTGAATCTGGTTTTCTTAAAATTATGGATGATCAGAATATAGAAATAGATAGAGATACTTTACTAGATTTAATTAAAGGCGCTCCTGTAAATCAATTAAAAACTTTAAGACTAGGAGTTAGAGGAGATCCAGAGGCAGATTTTATAGGAACACAAACTGCTTTTAAAATTGCAGCAGATAAAATTCCTAACAAGACCATAGTTACAGATGAGCTAGTAAGTAAAATAAATAGTAATTTAAGAGATACTGCTAGTAGAGCTTTTACACAAAAAGAAGCTATTCCTTCAGGTATCTACACAGAGATACAAGAAGATTTAGTTAAGCTAGGAAGAGAAGTAGATAATCCTCAAGATTTTTCTTCTATACTTCAAGACTTCAATAAAAAATTAGGAAACTATAATCAGTACAGTAAAAAACCAGAGATTCCAGAATTTTTAAAATTTAGAAGAGATAAAGCAGGAAGTGAAAATTATTATCCAAGTTATAAAACAGGTATGGGCTATACCTACAAATTAGATGCAGGAGAAAATTTTACTGAAGATGTTATTTTTTATCCTAAAAGAATTCCTAATGTTAGAGGTGGTAGATTTACTCCACAAGACGATACTCACTATCTTGATAACGAAATAGGATTTATAAGATATGATGATTTACCTAATCCTAAGTTAGGAACTAGACACATAAGAGTTTCAGAAGTACAAACAGACATACACTCTCCTCAATTTGATTCTTCTAAAAAAGAAGCATATTTTAGAAACAAAATAAATCCTTTTAACAGAGATGCAGAAATAAATATTTTAAAAAAACAAAGAGATGATTTGTTAGCAAAAAGAGAACCTTTTGATGAACTTGGTAGAGGTATATCAGGATTAACTAGAAAACAAACACAAGAGATAGCTAGAATAAATTATGAGATTGCTCAATTAGAAAAATCAGGTTTGTCTAAATTAGTGTCGGGACAAGCAATAGATCAAACAACAGCTGCTCCACTAGCTAGATCTTGGCCAGACTATGCAGCCAAAAGTTTGTTAAGAACAATGGCAGAAAGAAATATTAATGCGTTATCTATTGTACCATCATCTATGAACAAAGGAGTTAAGATGCCTGGTTCAACACAATTAGGAGATGAGATTAATTATGGTTTGATGGATGGTAAAGCAATGATTAGAACTCAAGACGGAAATTTAAAAAAAACAAATCAACTAGCTGCTAATGTAGCTCCTTTTGCAAAATTAGCAAAACAATACGGAGCAAAGTTTGAGATAGCTCCTATGCCTAAAAGCAATCCAGATAAACGTTTTAAAGTAATAGCAGAATATTCTAGTGAATCAGGAAGAACAACTAGAAACAGCCAAAATGGTAGAAGGCATTACAATAAAAAAATAGGGGATAATTATATATATGATGATCATATTGGTGCTGCTAATACTAGAGAAGAAGCAGAACAAATTTTAGCTATAAGAAAAAGTAATACTGATCCAGGAGCTAAATTTAAAATTGTAGAGATGGGTCCAGAAAATCCAGATCTATATGAAATGGTTCCTACATTTATAGCATCAGATGATGTGTTAAAGAAGTTTTTGTTGCCAATGAAAGCTTATATGAAGGTTGGTGGGTTTGTAGACAAGACTAATATATTTAAAGGGCTGTTATAGATTTTGTTCACAAAATGCTTTACACTGTATAGATAATTCTATAGGAGGAAATAATGAGTCTAAAAAAGAAATTAAAAAATATAGGTAAAGCGGCGGCTATTGCTGGCACTGCTTACTTAGCAACCAAAGCCATGTCAAAAGCTGGAGCTGGAGTAAATGTAGACAAAGGTAGAGGAAGCGCATTAAGTCAAAGATACAGAAAACCATACAAAGATGCTATCATGAGCGGTGGCAAAGGCACTCAAAAAGGTAGTATGAGTCTTATGCAAAAAATATCAAACACTGCAGCAAAAGTAAAAGACAGTACAAGTAAATTTGCTAAAAGTGCGGGAGCTGCTACTAAAAAAGTTCTAAAGGAAAATGTTAATTTAAAACGTGGACCTAATATTAAAAAAACTGATTCACTAGCTAGTCCAGTATTAAGTGGAAATGTTTTTGGATTAGGAGATATGGACGGAGCTAAAGCTGGCGGAATGATGTATGCAAAAAATGGTACATACGTTAAAGCTAAATGTAAATTAGGAAGAAATAGAAAAACATTAATTACATAATAAATGGCTATTGAAACTGAAAACCCAATCAACGAAGAAGTTGAAGTTGAGGAGGAAGCAGTTGTTCAACTACCACCTGAAGAAGGTGAAGAGATAACTGAAGAACCTGAACAGGACTTCTATGCAAACATTGCAGAGACAATTGATGACAAAGCATTATCACAATTAGCTTCAGATTTAATTACTGAATATCAAAGTGATAAAGAATCTAGAAAAGAATGGGAAGACACCTATAGAAATGGTTTAGATCTTTTAGGATTTAAATACAAGTCAACTACTCAACCATTTAAAGGAGCTAGCAATGTCACTCACCCTCTATTGTCAGAAGCGGTTACTCAGTTTCAAGCCCAAGCTTATAAAGAACTTCTACCGAGTGATGGTCCAGTAAAAACTAAAATTGTTGGATTACAAAACGAAGCGGTAGAAGCTCAAGCTCAAAGAGTAAAAGATTTCATGAACTTTCAGATTATGGAAAAAATGGAAGAGTATACTCCAGAGTTTGATCAATTATTATTCTACCTACCCCTTGCAGGTTCTGCATTCAAGAAGATATACTATGATGCTCTAATGGAAAGAGCTGTTTCAAAATTCATTCCTGCAGAAGATTTAGTAGTCCCTTATTTTGCAACTGACCTAAAAGATGCACCTAGAATTACACACGTATTAAAACAATCAGAAAATGATTTATTAAAAAAGATGGCTACAGGATTCTACAGAGAAGTAGAGTTGATGAAACCAGAAAAGAAAGAAAATAAAATTCAAGATAAGTATAATGAGTTAGAAGGTGTCAAACCTGTTGAAACAAATGACTACATCTATAATGTTTTAGAGATGCATGTTGATTTAGATTTATCAGATTACATTGCAGAGAACGAAGAAGACAAAATTAATATTAAAATTCCTTACATTGTAACTATAGAAGAGTCTACAAGAAAGGTTTTATCTATTTACAGAAACTATAAACCTGAAGACAAAAAATTTACTAGATGTGAATACTTTTCTCATTACAAATTTTTACCTGGTTTAGGTTTTTATGGCTTTGGATTAATTCACATGATCGGTGGCCTGTCACGAACAGCAACTACCGCACTAAGACAGTTACTAGATGCAGGTACATTATCTAATTTACCTGCTGGATTTAAATCTAGAGGTATGAGAATTAGAGACGATGACCAACCAATACAGCCTGGAGAGTTCAGAGATGTGGATGCACCTGGCGGAAACATTAGAGATCAGTTTCAATTATTACCTTTTAAAGAACCAAGTACAACTTTATTCAATCTTTTAGGTTTTTGTGTTGATGCAGGAAGAAGATTTGCATCAATTGCTGACCAACAAGTAGGCGATGGCAACCAAGCCGCCGCTGTTGGAACTACAATTGCTCTTTTAGAGAGAGGTTCTAGAGTAATGTCAGCTATTCATAAGCGTTGTTACTATGCAATGAAGCAAGAATTTAAACTTTTAGGTAAAGTTATTGCCGATTATCTACCACCTGAGTATCCATACTCAGTTTATGGTGCCGAAAGAATGATAAAAGTGATGGATTTTGATGAAAGAGTGGATATTTTACCTGTTGCAGACCCAAATATCTTCTCAATGTCGCAAAGAGTGACTCTTGCACAGACACAATTACAAATTGCACAGTCAAATCCACAAATTCACAACCTACATGAGGCTTATAGACGTGTTTATGAAGCTTTAGGCACTAAAGAAATACCTCAAATATTAAAACCAGACCCAAAACCGTTTCCAAAAGACCCTGCAATAGAAAATATGGAAGCATTACAGTCATTACCACTGACAGCTTTCCCAGAACAAGACCATGATGCTCATATTGCAGCTCATTCTGCGTTTATAAGAACTAGAATGGTACAAATTAACCCTATGGTATATGCAAATCTACAAGGACACATCTCTCAACATGTATCTATGAAGGCTTCTGCTGAAGTTATGGCTATGATGCAACAAAATCCACAAATGATGGAACTGATGCAACAGAATCAACAACAGTTTAAAGCAATGTTTGATTCAGAAGTAGCAAAAAGAGTTGCACAGATAACAGCAGAACTTGCACAAAACGAAATGATGCTTGATAGTCAAAAACAAGACCCTGTTGTTATGTTAAAACAAAGAGAACTAGACCTAAGAGCCATGGATTTACAACGTAGGGCAGAAGAGGGTAATATGAAGATAGAAAATCAAGAGGGTCAGTTTGATGAAAGATTAGATTTTGATAGATTAAAATTAGAAACACAAGACGAGCAATCTGATAAGAGATTAGAGCTTGCTCGAGAAAAAATGGAGAAACAGAATGTCGGGAAAAAAACACGGACTACAAGATAAGTATAAAAAATTAAGAATGGGTGGAATGATGTACTACAGTAAAGGTGCACTTTCTGAAAAACAAAAAGCAATTGCAGCTAAAGCACCTCCTTATAATGAAATAGGTGGAAATGATTTTGCAAAAATGAGAGAAGAGAAAAAACCCGTAAAAGCATTTATGGGTTTAGCAGTTGAAGCATTTAAAAAAGGAAAAGAAAAAGGTGCTAAAGGACCTGAATTAGTATCTCCTTTATTAATGGCAAAAAAATTGTTTAATAAAAAAGGTGGTGGTGTAATAAAAGCTAATAAAGGTCTTCACGCTGAAAAAAAGAAAGATAAAAAAGATGAAAACGACATGTCTAAATTACCAAAAGGTTTAAGAAAAGATACTACTACAGGATTTGGTAAAAATATTAAAAAAATAAAAGATGAATAAAAAACATACAGTTTCTGGCAAAAGATCAGGGCCACCTCCTTTGAGTGGCCCAAACCCCCAAGTTCCTCCTGTAAAATTAAATAGTGGTGGAGAAATGGTTTGTCCTCATAGACCTGATGGTATTAGAGGTATGGGTGCTGCTATCAAAGGAATGAAATTTATAGGAGTTAGATAATGTGGTTCAGTGCACTTAAACTTGGATTAAACGCAGCAACGCACATCTATAAGAAGAAACAAGAGACAAAGATGGCGATGGCTGACGCTCAACACATGCATGCCTCTAAAATGGCAAAAGGTGAGAGCGAATATCAAGGCAAATTATTAGAAGCAAGACAATCGGACTGGAAAGACGAGTTCGTTTTGCTTGTGTTAACGGCGCCAATTTTGGTGATCGCCTGGGGGGTATTCTCGGACGATCCGGGTGCAGCAGAGAAGATAAAAATGTTTTTTGAACAATTCCAGCAACTCCCGAGCTGGTTCACAAATCTCTGGATCCTTGTCGTGGCGAGTATTTATGGGATAAAGGGAACTCAAATATTTAGGGGAGGCAAAAAATGAACCTAGAAAGAGATCTACAAAAACTTAGAAAACAAAAACAAATGAAAGATTCTGCTGTAGCACAATTAAGAAAAAGAAGTAGAGATTCGATAGCTAGACCTAGAGCAGAAAAAAATATTTTATCAACTAGTCCAGAGATGCAAAAAATATAATGTGGAATTGGTTAAAAAAATTATTTACTCCTAAAAAACAAACACACAGCGATGATGTTTTAGATCAAATGAGTAAAGCTGATAGAAGAAAATTAAAAGCAGAGGGTAAAATTAAGTCTATTTACAAACCTTATTATTAATATATAAGTTTTAAATGATCATAGACTATCCACTGATAAAAAGAGTAGCGGAAAAAAGAATAGACTCTCTAAAAGAGACTTTAGTGTATACCGTTGACAATTTACAACAACTTCACTATATTAGAGGACAAATCAAAGGCCTAGAGTCTTTGCTTCAGGATCTTAAAGACCTGCAAGAAAAACAGGAGCTACTAAATGACAAAGAACTTCGAGACTTCGAAGGAAGTACCTAAGAAAACAGAAGCATTATTAGATGCTTACAAATCAAAAGATGAAATCAACAGTACCCAGCTAGATGTTAAAGCTATTGAAGGTAATAAAAACCTTTTAGATAGACTACCTACACCAACTGGCTACAGACTTTTAGTTTTACCATACGCTGGTCCTAAAAAAACTAAAGGTGGGCTTTATCTTGCTGACACAACTCAAGAAACAATACAGATGACTACCGTATGTGCATATGTATTGAAGATGGGGGATCTTTGCTACAAAGACAAAGAAAAATTTCCAGAAGGCCCTTGGTGTAAAAAGGGTGATTGGATTATTTTCGGACGTTATGCTGGATCTAGATTCAAAATAGAAGGCGGAGAAGTTCGTATCTTAAATGATGACGAAATAATCGCTAAGATTAATAATCCGGAGGATATTTTGCACGCATACTAACACATACGCAATTAAACAGGAGCTACAATGGAAAACACCGAAGAAGTAAAAAATCCAGAAGTTGAATTAGATACTGATGGAGTAAAAGATCAAACACTTGAAGTCGAAGAACAAAAAGTTGAGACTTCAGAACCTGAATTACCTAAAGAAGAAGTAGACTTAGGATATACTGAACCTAAGCCTGAAGGAATTGAAGGTATCAAAGTTGAAACAATAAAAGAAGAACCTAAAAAAGAAATTAAAGAAGATAGTCTTTCTGATGTTTCCGAAAAAGTTAAAAGAAGAATAGATAAGTTAACTTTTAAGATTAGAGAATCTGAAAGAAGAGAAAAAGCTGCTTTAGATTATGCAAGAGGTTTAAAAAGTCAACTTGATGATACTAAAAATCGTTTCTCAAAAACTAGTAAGAGTTATATAGAACAATTTTCTGCTAGAGTTGTTGCTGAACAAGAAGATGCTAAAAAAGCATTAAGAGATGCTATTGCAGATCAAGATGCAGATAAAATAGCTGAAGCAAATTCTAGAATAGCTCAATTAGCCGTAGAAGCGGAAAAAGTTAAGATGACTCAAGCTGAAGAAGAGGCTAAAGAAGAAAAAGCTAAAGCTGAAGCTAAAGTAGAACAACCAATACAACAAGCACCTCAAACAAACGTTGCACAACCTTCTGGTAAAGCTAAAGAATGGGCTGAAAAGAATGAATGGTTCGGTAGCGATAAAATTATGACAAGTGCTGCATTCCAAGCTCACAATGACCTTGTTGAGCAGGGGTTTGACGCAGAGAGTGATGAGTATTATAATGAAATTGATAAAGTTATGAAGGAAAATTTTCCTCATAAATTTAGTCAACCACAGGAGCAAAAGAAACCCGTCCAAACTGTTGCCTCTGCACAAAGAAACCAAACCGGACGCCGATCAGTGAAACTCACCAAGTCACAAATAGTTATCGCTAAAAAACTAGGGGTGCCACTAGAGGAATACGCAAAATACGTGAAGGAGAATGCAAATGGATAATATCAAAAGAACCTCACGCCAGTCAGAGACTAGGCAAGAAACACAAAAACCTAGCGCTTGGGCTCCACCATCGAGTTTAGACGCACCACCCGCTCCACAGGGCTTTGCCCATCGTTGGATACGAACGAGCGTGGCTGGATTTGAGGATACAGCTAATGTAACCAAAAAATTCAGAGAAGGTTGGGAATTTGTAAGAGCAGAAGAGATTAAAAACTCAGCTGACGTAGGCAAATACCCGATCATTAATCAGGGGCAGTATCAAGGGTGTATTGGAATCGGTGGCCTTGTGTTGGCAAGGATACCTGAAGAGACATTAAAAAGCCGTGCAGAGTATTTCGATAGAATTACTCAAGACCAAATGGATGCGGTTGACAATGATCTAATGAAGGAACAACGACCTGAAATGCCAATCAATATTGATAGGCAATCAAGAGTTACCTTTGGTGGTAGTCGTAAAAAATAGTTTTTTTGCATTACCTACGGAGTTAGCTTGGAGTTAAACTAAACATAAAACGGAGAAAACAACTATGGCAAATCAACTAGAAAAGTTCGGTCTAAGACCGCACAGAAAACTAGACGGTACACCATTAGTAGGTGCTCAAAACAGATACACTATCAAAGCCAATTATGGAACTGCGATTTTCCAAGGTGATTTGGTTATTCCAACATCAACTGGAAATATTGAAAGACATACTGGTCATACTAGTGACGCTGTTGTGGGCGTTTTTAACGGAGTGTTTTATAACGATCCAACTACTCAAAAGCCAACGTTCAGCAATTACTACCCTGGTTCAATCAATCCAAGTGAAGGCAATATTACTGCTTTTGTTGTTGATGATCCAGACGCAGTATTTTTAGTTGATGCGGATGAGGCTTTTACAAGAGCAGATCTGTTTAAAAACTACTCTGTTACTACTGCAGGCGGTGTAACACAAACAGGAATATCAAGCGTACAATTAGACGTTAGCCAATCAGGCACAACGGCTACTTTTGCGGTACAAGCAATCGATATATCACAGGATCCAGATAATTCGGATACTACTACATCGAACGCTAACGTTCTTGTTAGAATCAACAATCACTTCTACAGAAGTGGTACAGGCTTGGCATAATAGATAAAGGAGAATAACTATGGCAATATCACGAGCACAACTAGTTAAAGAACTAGAGCCAGGTTTGAATGCTTTATTCGGCCTGGAATATAACAGATATGAAAATCAACATGCGGAGATTTTCCCGTCTGAAACATCTGACAGAGCTTTTGAAGAA